CATAATCTCATCAGAGTTTTTTTCGTATTCGACTGCAGACATTTTTTGTACATCAGACTCTTTGATCGCATTTCCCTGTGGATCAGACTGAGGTTTACTGCGTTCATTCCGTGTTTCTACAGAACGTGCAGCGTCTTTTGATGAAGCAGACTTTTTAGGTTTAATGTTCTTATCTGCTTTATACAAATCAATTGCTCGTGCAGCAGACCTTGCATCTGCATCATTTTCATAAAGAGCTTCCTGCACCCACTTGGGTTGTTCTTCTGCCCATTCATGGAAATCGTCACTGTCACGAATCTCACCAAAATCAGGATGAGCTTTCATAAGTTCTACTTCTGCTCTTTCTCGTGCAGCCGTAGCTTTCATTTCATCTATTTCTTTTTTAGTTTCTTCAAGTCCTTGTGCTTGTTCACGTGCTTTTTTAATTGCAATTGTTTCTACTATACCTGCTACATCAGGATATTGTTTTGCCCAAGCTTCAATGTCTTCATCAGATTTTGGTAGTTTAATCTTACTTCTAGTAGACTCTGCTAACTGTTCCTCTAAAGTTTTAATACGACTTTCATATTCTTTTTCTTTTGTTTGTTGGTGTCTACGTAGATCACCATATCGTTTCTTAAAACTTTTTTCTTCTGCATTAACAGGTTCAGGTTCTTGTACCTCTACCTCTGGTTCTTTTTCTTTTTCTTCAAGTAACTCTTTTAGTTCTTTCTCGTCTTGTTTTATACGATCTGAGTTAGCACTTTTTCTGTCTACAAATGCAACCTTTTTAGGAGTGGTTACTTCTCCCTCTACAACAGTAGTATTCATTATAGTTCTTTCTTTCTAGGGCCACCGTAGCCATGTTGGATGGGGGATGGGTAGCTAGTCATATTGATGGATAATTATTATTTGCGACCTGCTAATCCACCTTTAGCAAATGGTCCACTACTTCTTGATCTACTTGCGTCTACAGCTTTTGCGCCTTTACCTTTTACGTCTTTACTGATAGATTTAGCTTTTTTAACAGCAGCTTTTCGTCTATCTGCTGCTGCTTTTGCTGCTTCTCTAGCTCTTTCTCTACGTCTATCTCTTCGTCTATCTGCTGCTGCATCTTCTCTAGCTTTTTCTCTTTGTTTTTCTATTATATCTTCTTCTGTTTCTTCTCGCTTCGGTAACGTAGATACATTAATTCCTCCAACCATATCAGTTTGTACTGATGGTCTGCGGCTTCCTGCACCCATTCCACTTAAATCTATCTGTTCCATACCTGTGAATCCTGCAGGGTCATCAGAACCAGTAGGTGTTAATGCAGCTTTAGTTTGTGTATCTAAACCTTTTACATCGTCACTAGTAATCTTAGCTTTTTTACTTCCTTTACTACCAAACATTTCTTTTGCTTGTATTTCATCAAACCTAGATAAACCACTAACTGATTTACCTTCTGCGTAGTCTTTCATTTTATTTAATCTATTATTAATTATTTCATAATGTTCTGCCACTCTTGCATTACCAGATTTAACTGCATTATCATATGCTCTTGCCTCATTATCTGTTAACAGATTTTCAGCACCTGATACTGTAGATAACGGAGAATCGGAAGGATCATATAAACGATTATATGTTTCTGATGTTTCATCCATTCCAGTAAATAAACCAGATAACGAACCTTTTAGATTTTCAATAAAACCTGCTTCTATTTCAGGTATTTTAATCCCTTGTTCAGTCATTAGTTTTTCTAATTGTTTACCATATAATTGAGTAAAGCCTCTTCCTACAAGACCTGCAGGATTAAGTATTCCTAAAGCTGTCATTAGTGCTTTTGTTTTTTCATTTTGTAAATATAAATCTACAAGGTCTTTTTCTGCTTCTTTTTTATTACCTTCTTTAAATTTAGTTTTTATATCTTCTAATTTATTGCCACCTTGATCTCTTACCATATCTTCTAAACGTTTTTTAGTAATACTAGTATCTTCTCTAACCATAGTAGTTTCGACAGAGGTACTTAATAAATCGTCAGTAGCTGCATCCTCTGCTGATTCATAATCTTTGAGAGGTATAAATCCATCTGGAATAGGAGTTACAGGTACACCATTCATAAAATTAAAAGTTCTACGCTCTCCTGTTTCGGGATTAATATATTCTCTAGACTCAAAAACTTGATCAGCAGTTTTAAAGAAATCATCATCTGTTGTTCCTGAAGGTGCTGCAGGTGTTGAAGGTGCTGCAGGTGTTGCAGGTGTAGGAGAGCTAGGTACATTCGGTGTAAAATCTGGAATTGGTTGACCTACAAATGTAGGAATAAAACCACCTGCAGGTGCAGGTGTTGGTGTTGGGGGAGCTACAGAACTTGGAGGTACAGCAGGTGCAGCAGGTAATGTTTGACCTTGATATATGGAAGGTTGACTACCACCTATACCTGTAGCAAACGTACCTTGATTAGCATATACCATACCACCACTATACATTTCTTTTGGTTCAGCTTCTTGTGGTTTACCAAGAATGACAAGATCAGCAGGTCCAAATGGTAGATCATCAGGTATAGTAGCCTCTTCACTATTACCCATCTGACCCATAGCTTCCATTCGTTTAAGGCCCATTTTAGCATCTTGTCTTAATTTCATTAAGTTTTCTAAACCAATATAGCGTACAACATCTGCAGGTAAAACAAATTCACCTTCACTTAACATAGCAGGTATATCATCACGTACTTCTTTTTTCATAGAACCTATAGGCACATCATTACCAGACTCAGGGTCTATAGTACCACCCTCATCTCTTAAACCACCTTCGTTAAATAGTTCCATTTGTTCTTCAAGCATTTTTTAATACCTCATCTCTTAATAGTTTAAGCCTACGTAATTGATATATTGCACCTTGTGCTCTATGTATAGCAATAGAATCTTCTGTTTGTTCCATTATTCTATGTTGTTGATTTATTAAAGTATCTAAATACTTCTCAAAGTTATCCCACTGGGAGTGGTTGTTGACCAACCCCTTGAGCTTGTTGAGGTGCTCCCTGTCCTGCATTTCCGCTAAATCCTTGTTCTTGTGGTGTTGGTGCTTGGCCTATGCCTATATTACCACCACCTGCTCCCGATGTGTCCATTGGGTTTGCACCTGCAGGAGCACTTTGTTCTGCTTGTTGTGTTTGTTGTTCTGCTTGTTGATCCTGTTGAAATTGTTTCATAAGTTCAGCTTGTATCACAGCATCATTCATATTGTTAGTAACCTTGTCGGGATCAAGATCAAGAGACTTTGCAATCTCACGAATAATATATTGAAACTTAGCAAATGGTGCAAGCGCAGGGTTGGATGATACTTGTA